AAATGATTTTTCCAGTAAAAGTGAAAGATCAAAATATACAGGAAAACAGATGCAGATCAAAGGTGAAGTAAAAGCAATCATGGATCGTGGAATTCTAAGTAGTTCGGCGGAGTTCTACGGAGTTACTGACTATTTAGGGCATCACTACTATCCCTACGCTGATGAAATAGGTACTATTGTTGCAGCAAAGGTACGCAATGTAGAGAATAAGGACTTTCGTGTAGAAGGTCAATGGGCAAAAACGACTCTTTTTGGGCAAAACAAATTCCAAAAAGGAGGCAAGTATGTCACCATTGTAGAAGGTGAACTAGATGCGTTAGCAGCATTCCAGATGACTGGATCTAAGTATCCTGTTGTAAGCGTCAGGAACGGTGCTGCAGCAGCTTTGAAGGACTGCAAAGCACAGTATGAATGGTTAGATAGCTTTGAGACTATTGTAGTCTGTTTTGATGCTGATGAACCTGGCAAGAAAGCTGCTCAAGAGGTTGCAGAATTGTTTGGTTCTAAAGCAAAAATATTTAAGGCTTCCGAAGGGTACAAAGATGCTTGTGATTACCTGAAAGACGGATCTGCTCAAAAGTTTGTTAAAGATTGGTGGGCAGCAGAAGAGTTCAAACCTGACGGGATTATTTCTGCCGGTAGTGTTCTCAATTCTCTTAAGAATCCACTGACTAAGGCTCCAGTATCTTATCCTTGGGAAGGGCTTAATAAGATGCTGTATGGTATTCGTACTTCAGAGCTGGTAGTCCTTGCTGCAGGATCGGGACTTGGTAAGTCTACTATTTTGCGTGAACTTGTTAGCCATATTCTTAATAACACTTCTGACAAAGTAGGGCTAGCCTTTCTTGAAGAGACACCAGAGCGTACAATGCGAGGGCTTGTTGGTCTTGAGATGAATAAAAAGATCCATTTACCTGATGCCGTGTATAATCCTAAAGAAGTTGAAGAAGTCTATGCTAACTTAGACCTTGACAATCGTGTGTATTTGTGGGATCATTTTGGTAGCAATGAGATTGAATCTGTTCTCAATCGCTTGAAGTACTTTGTTAAAGCTCTTGACTGTAAGTGGCTTGTGCTCGATCACTTGTCTATTCTTATTTCTGATCAGGCTGTATCTGATGAACGAAAAGCACTTGACATGATTATGACTAAGTTGCGTATGTTTGTTCAGGAAGTAAATTGTGGTTTGATCTTGGTATCTCATTTGACACGTCCACCAGGAAAGTCTCTTGAAGATGGTGCTGCTACTAGCTTAAGTATGCTGCGTGGTTCAGGTTCAATTGCTCAACTTGCTGATGCAGTTATTGGAGCTGAAAGAAACAGTCAAGCTGACGATACGATTGAACGCAACACAACTCATGTTCGTGTATTAAAGTCTCGGTATACAGGATATACAGGCCCTGCTTGTGATCTATTTTATGATGACTTGACAGGGCGTCTAAGAGAAGTTGACCAGGAGGTACTATGATTACTTATGAAAAAGCTAATAAAATGTTTTATTATGAAAATGGTAAATTATTTCGTAAAATTTCTACTTGTAACAAAATTAAAGTAGGAGATGAAGTAGGGTATAAAGACAGTAAAGGACATCTTCGTTTTGAAATGAACAATAAAACTTATGCTGTCCATACAATAATCTTTTTATTATTTTATAAGTATTTACCAAAAATGATTGATCATATTAATGGAATTAAAGATGATAATAGAATTGAAAATTTAAGAGAAGCCACAGCAAGTCAAAACTGTATGAACATCTCAAAACCAAAAAGTAATACTTCAGGTGTAAAAAATGTTAGTTGGAATAAAAGAAATAAAAAATGGATTGTGTATATTAATATTAATAAAAAACGCACTCATATTGGATGTTATGAAGATTTAGAATTAGCGGAATTAGTTGCTACGGAAGCTAGAATCAAATATCATAAGGAGTTTGCCAGACATGCTTAACGATAATGATTGGAAACAATTTATGCGGGAGTTCTTCTCTCCGTTGCAACGGTGGCGTTACTATGGTATGATAGATAGTATCAAAGCATTCTTTAACTGCTGGAAGACAAATGACAAGGATCGTAGCTGATATTGAGACTGACAGCAAAGCATCAAAGATTTGGTGCTTAGTTACGCAGGATCTTCCTAAGCCGGTTGCTAAACCCCGTGATCGAGAACGGTCACAGCCTAGACAGTTGGGGCGAAAGGCTTGGATTGAACAAGATTGATTATTCTGCAATCTGGGCTTGGATGACAGGTGTATTTGTTGATAAGAAAACTAATACATCAATGCCATTTGATGAACCAGTAGAATCTCTACTGCTGCACTACTGCAAACGTGACGTAGAACTGACAGGAAAGCTGTATGAACATCTCAGACAGGAACAAGAGAAGACGAAAACATCCGAGAAGGCTTTGCAGTTGGAATTCAGCGTACAAGCCATTATTGCTGAGCAAGAGCGGAATGGGTTTAAACTTGACACACCTTACGCAATGTCGTTATTGTCCACTATCAAAGGAGAAATGGATGAAATCGTTGGTAGAATGCGTGAAGTCTTTCCTGACATCGTTCACGAAAGAATCTCAGAAAAGACAGGCAAACGTCTACAAGATCGAGTGGAAGTATTCAATGTCGGCTCTCGCAAGCAAATCGCTGAGCGCCTTATTGGACTTGGTTGGGAGCCTACTAAGTTCACTGAGAAAGGGTCTGTTATCGTTGATGAAGCCGTTCTTGAAGGAGTCAACATACCTGAAGCTAAGGTCATTGCTCGGTATTTAATGCTTCAGAAACGTGCTTCAATGTTAGAATCTTGGTTAGAGAAAGTAGGTAAAGATGGTCGCGTACATGGGAAAGTTATTACCATTGGTGCTGTTACTGGTCGCTGCACCCACTCTGATCCTAACATGGCTCAAGTTCCTGCGGTCAGAGCAGAATACGGCAAAGAATTTAGGTCGTGCTGGATTGTTGAGTCTGGAAACGTCTTGGTCGGTACTGACCTTGCAGGTATTGAACTACGGTGCTTTGCTCATTATCTTAATGATGCAGATTACACCAATGAAGTTGTGAATGGCGATGTGCATACCAGAAATCAACACGCTTTTGGTGTAGACTCTAGAGACTTAGCAAAAACAATCCTCTATGCTACGCTGTATGGTGCATCAGCAGGTAAAGTAGGTAGGATTATTGGTAAAGGCGAAAAAGATGGAAAGCAGATTATCGACAACTTTTGTAAGGCAGTTCCTGCGTATAAGCGCCTCAAAGAGAAGGTTGAGAAAATCGCAGAAAAGGGTTCAATTCCAGGATTGGATGGTAGACGTTTACAAATACGATCACCCCACGCAGCTCTTAATACGCTACTACAATCAGCAGGAGCAATTATCGCGAAGAAGTGGATGGTGCTTGCCAGGACTAATCTCAGGAAAGCTAAAGTGCCGTATAAGCAAGTTGCGTTTGTCCATGATGAGCTTCAAATCGAAGTCGCTGAAAGGTATGCCGATCAGGTGGGAACTATTATGGTTGCAAGTGCGGAACAGGCAGGAGTTGAACTTGGATTTCGATGCCCTGTAGGGGCAGAATTTAAAATAGGGAGGAATTGGTGTGAATGTCATTGATGACTTAATCTTTAGACTACGAGAAAGAGCTAGGATACGAAGACAAATATTAACAAGAAAATCAGTACAAGAAGGTAAACCAGATCGTATTGCTGACTTACTAGAAGAAGCTGCATATGTAATTGAACAACTTACAAAGGAAAAGTATGAGTAAAGACTTGACAGAACCTGAAATGATTGGTATTATAATAGTTAAGGAGTATGAAGATGGATCAATAACATGGGAAACTAACTATGAACATGAATACATGATTGAGTTGTTAGAAGACTTGATTGAAGAAGCAGAAGAGCAGTACATCAAACCTACACTTAACTAAGGAGTAACAAATGGCTACAAAAACTATGAAACCTATTAAGATTGCCGGTGAATTTATGTGGTGTTGCTTGAAGAATCCAAATGAATTGTCTGGTAAACATCAACTTGACATTTGCAATCTGTCAGAGGCTGCTATTAAAGCACTTGAAGAGTGTGGTGGCAAGGCGCGTTCTCGTGCTGATCGTCCAGAGAAAGGTAACTTTATTACTGCTGTCAGTAAGTTTGAAATTCCTGTTGTAGACACTTCAGGTAATCCTATTACAGATCTTATTGGTAACGGTTCTAAAGGCCATGTAGTGATTACACCTTATTCATGGTCTTTTGGCGGACGTAGTGGTGTTAATTGGGGTGCTCAAAAGGTAGTCATTACTTCTCTTACTCGCTATGAAGATGGAAGTGATGTTGATTCTGAAGACGAAGTTCTGTAATCTGCTAATCTGGCTTGCGAGTCGGCATTAGTAGAATAGGGAAAGTGAAGCTGCGTAGCGGACTAGCGAGTACCTTTAGAGTTTGCCAGTTCTCTAGCATAAAAACTGGCATTTTTATTCTCGCTGTAGCTCAACTGGATCAGAGCAACGCTCTTCTAAAGCGTAGGTTGGGAGTTCGAGTCTCTCCAGCGAGGCCACTTAAAGGAGTAGTATGAAAGCTTTAATTGATGCAGATTCGCTACTCTATCGGGTAGGGTTTGCTGCAGAAGAAGAGCATGAAAATATTGCTAAATCTAGACTTGATGAAACTCTGGAAATGCTAATATTTCAAGATTTAGAAAAATGTGATGAATATCAATGCTTTATCTCTGGATCTACAAACTTCCGTAATGAAGTAGCTGTAACTGTGCCATACAAAGGCAATCGTGTAGACATGAAGCGTCCTAAGCATCTTGACTCATTAAAGAGTCATATAGTAGCTAAATGGAATGCAAATGTGTCAGAAGGTAAAGAAGCTGATGATGATGTATGTATTGCGGCTAATGTGCATCCACATTGCATTATTGCCCATATTGATAAAGACTTAGATCAGATTCCAGGAAGTCATTACAACTATGTCAAGAAAGAATTCTATAACATCGGTAAGTTTGAAGGACTAAAAAATCTTTATAAACAAGCACTTGTAGGTGATGTTGCTGATAACATTAAAGGTGTTAAAGGCATCGGTAAAGTTAAAGCAGAAAAGATTCTTAAAGAATGTTTTACTGAAAAAGACTTGTATGAAACAGTTCTTTCATGTTATAATAATAGTATGACTAATGGAGAGGAAAGACTCCATGAAAATATGAACTTGTTATATTTACTTAGGAGTTCAGACGATGAGTGGAGAAAACCAGAATGAAGACTTCAAGTGCAAAAGCAAAGGGACGGAGTTTACAGAACCTAGTTGTGAAGAAGCTGCTAGACTCTTTCGAGCAATTTACGGAGAGGGATGTCCGTGGAGCAC